CCCGGTATCCACTGACGGCCCGGTATCCACTGACGGCCCGGTATCCACTGACGGCCCGGTATCCGCTTCTGGCTCAACATTCCCTATTGGCACAGGAATATCCACTGTAGTAGCCCCTGCTGGCTCAGTAGCCTCTATCTCAAAATCATAATAATTCCATGAATAGTCATTTAACTTTTCCGTATCTGCAGATATTGGCTCTTCTTTTTGTGGGTCAGAATAACCTATATTATAAGCATAAGGATTATATGCCATTATAACCTCCTAGCATACTGCCGCATAGTATTAACATATCGCCTAAACTCTCTATCCCCATATTTACCCCGCAATTCAGATAATTCATCTGACCTCATACCCAAAAACCTGTCCAACTGCTCACGTCTCGATAGGCGTCTAGGACTTTCCTGTTTAGGCACGCTTTTCTGGAGATAAGACAGGGTATTTTCTATTTTCCCTCTAGCCTTATTCATGCCTTCTTGTATGACGTCTTTATCTGCCACTACTCGCACTCCTTTGGCCAGCCGCACCTGCCCTTTCTCTCATCAAGTCCTGCTGTCTCTGTAAATTACTTGGTTGGGTATTTCCACCCGGCATTGTCGGTACCTGGCTAGGCATTGTTTGTGCTGGTGGCCTGACAGCCCTCTCCCCCCTACCACCTCTTGGATTTTCTCCCTGTTGCTTCTGCAGATTTTGCATAACCGGTACTATATCCCCAGCTGTAGCTTGCGCCAAAGCCTGCAATACTGCTTCATTTTGCAGAATCTTTTCAGCAACTACTCTTTCCTCTTCCTCTGTCAAAGACTGTGGTAGTATCTCATGTAGTGTCCGCTGTGCTACATCTCTTGCAGTCTGGGCAGAAATTATATCTAACTGTACCATCATAGCTAGGATATTCATCGTGCTGGCGTCGTCTGTCGGGAGAGAAGCGGATAGCTGTACTTCATTCCTATAATACCCCGCAATCTGTTCGGGGTCTATCATTACATCAACGCCTTCGCCCATCTCATTTCTCCCCCAAGCATATCGTGGTTCACTTAACTTTTTCTCTAGAAGGAGAAGTATATACATATTCATTTTTTCCAGGGCACTCTCTAGACTTTTCTGCTTAAAAGCCACCTTCATCAATGTGGGATTGCGAAGAAGGGACATAGCCACCCCACTTACCCGTCCTATATACTGCCCTTGGAGGACACGGGGTATTGAACCTTTCTCTAATTCTGACTGCAAAAATTCCAGGTGTGAATCCATCTGGGGCATGGGTGTGGGGTTTACAAGATAGGAAGCACTCTCTTCTGGTTCGAGTCGTAAATGCAAACCCGCCTCAGTACGTACTGGCTCAAAGTCCCTCCCCTCAATTGTCCTAGTTACCAAAGGAGGGTCTTGCCAACGGTCAAGCATAGTTGCCTTCTTGCTAGCAAAGTACGTTAATTCCCGAATAATATCACTCACTCTCCAAAAAACGGGCACTCCCATCCGCCTGCCCATATCCTTAAACGGGAGACGGCAGGGGAAATATATAATCCAGGGAAGGAAGCCATATCCGTGTTTTTCTGGCCTTTGAATCCAGTCAGTAATTTCTAGTGTCTGCCTGGTACCCCCCTGCTGTTGCTCATAATTGATAGCTATACCGTGATATTCATCATCCCAATAGTCTATCAACGTAACTTTCTTATCGTCTGTCAGCCCCTCTAAAGCCTCTTTTATATCTTTAGCCTCTTTAGTCCTACCATCTAAATCTTTAGCAAAAGCATCTTTAACATTGGCTACTAGTACAGGATAAGTATTGATGACATACTGCCACTTGCCCAATCTTCTAGTAGGGCAAGCATAGATATTATAGGGGTCGTGCGCTATAACTTGTACTGGGGATTCGTAGGACTCGGACTCATCCTCCCATTTAATTTGTAGCACCCCCCAACCTGAACATAGTGCGTGCCAGAGAGAGTCTTTTATATCCTCTAGTATATTTCCTTGAGACCATGTAGACTGCAGTGCCTTCTCATTATGTTCAGCATGTACCAAATCTTCAGCTTTCGCTGTAGGCTGTGGCACAGAAACAGCAGGGGCTTTCGTCAAAAGCAACTCCCTCATCGTTTCTACAATGTTTGTAACAGAGGGCACAACAAAACGCCTCTCATCTGGTTCAGCTTCAATATAATTACCATCCCTATCTAAAAAATATTGTTCCTCATCTCTAAAGTACATATCCCGCCAGAGAAGCATATTACTGTTTCTCTGCTTATAGAATTTTCTCATAGCATGATATTTAGTTTCCACATCCTCTACTGTTACTTCTTCAGCCATCTATTAAGCCTCCTGGTAGACACAGCCGCCTTAGCGTTATTCCTCTTCCTCTCTACCCCTCTAGTACTCACTGCTGCCGATTTGCTAGATTTACCATAATAACCATACTTTTGTACTAAAAAATACCATAATGCTTTAATTGCATGATTCCATTCATTCTTAGGAGACCTCCCACCTTTAGGGTCATCTGTATCCCTGCGAGATACTGAAGCCTCTGTCCAGCGATAGCGAGACATTTCCACATGAAACCATCTATTTCTAGGATGGGAGAAAAGAGTTTTTGTGTGGATATAGTGCTGTAGTGTCTCTATACCCTCATTTACACCCACCTTCTTCACTCTCAAACGTAACTTATCAATTGTTTTGTCCCGTCTGCCAAGACCTATAAAAGCCTTCCTCGTCTCTGGCCTTGTCGCATCTATAGCCCCCTGGTAGGAGTCCCACCAACCATGCTGCCTAGATAAGTTGGGAAACCACTCTTTCTTTTTTAAGTCCTGGAATACCTCATACGTTGTCACTGTAGTCTGATAATATAATGAATCAATTATACAAACGTAAAACCCGCCCGCTAATTCATTCTCATAAGATTGCCCATCCAACTCCAACCGCTTAAGCTGAATAGCTAACACCGCATACGTGCCTCCTGGGTCTATTGCAAGATACACTGGTAAGTTGCGGTCGAATCTTGTATGCTTCCTGTTGACATGTGTTTGTATTGACCATTCAGGAAATACCAAATACTTGTTTGGTGCGGCCTCTGCTTCATATCTGGCCTTATAAGTATTCTCGTCGATTCTCTTCTTTTCCCTCTCTAACCATTGCAAGTCTACGTTGTTAATTATAACTTCGCTTCCTTCCGAGAGAGGCCAGTCTACATCCTCATTCTCCTGAATTACCTTGCGCCAATTCTGATAATATATCTTGGCTACTTCCTGTGCTGTCTCCCCGCCTTTAGCTATAAATCTATGATAGTTTTTCTTAGTGGGGTGTTTCCAACTTATAATATCCAAGTCGTTATCTGTCTGCCCTATCTCATAATACTCTTCAAACCACTCTCCCTTTATATACTCAAATGTGCCTACAGATAGTATCCACCCCCCACTATCCACAAGCCTGGGCACCAAGCGACTATCATACATCTCGAAAGGGAATAATGCAGCCTCATCTATCACTACATAATCAACAGCAACAGCATGCATAGAATCGGGATTTTCTGCTGATTTTAACTCTAGCACCGCACCAGTCCACATGGTAAGCCTGTGACTACGAGCAGAATATGAATACTCAAAAAACCCTAAATCAGTAGCCTTCTTCTCCCTGCGAAGCCCTATCCTATCGAGATACTTTATCACTTTACTCATTATAACTCTGGCCATATCGTAGTTATCAGAAACTATCCAACCACGAGTATCCCAAAATAAGTAGGGCACTATCTCTGCTGCCGCACACTCACTCTTACCTGAGCGGTTACCCCCTGCTAAAATGCGGTGTGTCTTTCTAGTCCAGTGAACATTCTTTATATCTTCAAGCGGAATATACCCCATCAACTCAAATACATCTCTTTTGGTCATTAGATTGTCCAAAGGTATGTCCAGATAATTTGCTACCATTCTAGCATACTCTGAATCTCGTTTATAAGGTATATGTCCAATGCCCTCTAGGGAGGGCGCTTGCTTATTTACCATTGTATCTCTCTAGTAGTCAGGAGAGAAGTCCTTCCCATACCCACCCTTTTCGTCACCATGGGCTTTAAATTCAGGATTCATCTCCCTTTTCTCTTTTATCTCGCTGCCATATTTCTCTGTCCACTCGCGGGCCGTTTCAGGCTTGTTTGCCCACATCCAACGCCGCTGTGCTTTACTGCGAAAAGGCATACATCATCCTCCGTTAATACTTAATCCATGTCTGCTAAAAGCCCTGTGAAAAATAACATTGGTAAAACCATACCGAGGGCAGTGTCGTTTCCTTGAATAGCGCACCATATTGCAACTAGCAGAAATATTCCATTAAATACACCCCACGTTATTAAGGCAGCTTTCTTATCCTTCTCACTCTTTTCTTTCCGCTCTGTGAAATCCTCCCGCCCATAGACACTCTCCAAATCGTGCATGGCCCCTCTTCCATAACTCATACTTATTCTCCTTTCACTCTAAGATGCGCTATGTATACTCGACAAATGGGAGACCAACTCAGACTCCGTTGCAAATGTCGAAGTACATCCGTAACACATATATGGGTATTGTATATTAGATTTTCCTATTTTAGGGTCAAGAAAGCCCTGCTGACCCCCGCCTCTTTCATGCCGTGTACCCCAGCTTCCATCAGCAGCACTGTGGTCCGTGTTCATATGTGTAACCCAGCTTGACCTGGTGCGAGGAATCCTTTCTCCACAGAGGGGGCATTCTACAGTAATCTCTCTAGAATTATACTTTTTAACTTTTACTTCTTCTGGAGTTAATGTCATTCACCTTCCTCCCTAGCCCAGTCTTCTAGCGTCTTAAATTCAGCATCTACAGACTCATCAGACTTTTCCGCCTCGTCAGACGGAAACGACCTAGGATTTGTCCACTTAAGAATCTGCTTCTGCATTAGAGTCATCGAACCTTCTTCATCAGAAAAAAGTCCCTTATCCAACCCTAGATACTCCATAGCATCCTCAATAGCCCTGAGCCTGTCCTTATCCTTATCTGCATGATAAGCAATGTCCAACAACTCATGCAGCAGCCCAGGAATCTGCTACCCTAAGGCTACCAACTCCCCCCTAGC